GACTCGAACCCTCACACCCGTACAGATAAGGGATTTTAAGTCCCTTGCGTCTACCAATTCCGCCATTCAGCCAAAACACTTAGGTAGAATAACATATTGTTGTTCGTGTGTCAAGAGAAATTAGGCGCGCATTATACCATAACCATCGGTCATGTTGTTCCAATCTTCATAAAGCGTATCGAGGGTTACACCGATGTCAACCTCTACTACTTTAAATTCCGCGTTCGGGATGGTACCATATTTAAAATATTCGCGGCCTCCTTCTACGAAGACACAACCACAGGAACATTTCCTAAAATCGTGCTGTGCGCGGGAATATACTACATCATCGCAACCTAGGCAATGAACTGCCTTAAGTTTCATTTCTTTTCTCCTTTTGTGATAATTTGAACTGATTCGTTCATGAGATAATATTACTATTTTGAATTTTATTTGTCAAGGTCAAAATACAACTTTTCTAATTCTTCTTTAATCATTTCTTCAAGGTCTTCTGTCATTCACTTATGTTCAAGATCGCCAAGCTCATCCTCTAGCTTGGCCTTTTTCTTTTTTTCTTTAGCGCTTAACTTTTCTTGATAGAGAGCGTAAGCATCAACTTCTTCTTGAATAATTTGTCTAAGTCTTTCAACTGTGGTTTTCATAAAGTGGCTCCTATTTACACGTACTATAAATAGTTATTAAATTTCAATCTTCCTTTTCTTCTTCGTAGAAATCTTTAGCATCGCCAGTGCGATTGTCAAACTTTCGAATGATCTCTTCATCCATAATTTCCAGCACACGAGTTTTGAACTTTTCATTTTTAAGCTTATCAACCCAACCCGAACCTTGAAACTTTTCACATGTACCATCATCGTAGCAAATCTCATACCAAGCTCCGGATTGTTTTAAAGAGTCTGAGCCTTTAATTGCATCAAGCCAACTCTCTTTGTCTTGAATGCCGACGTCATCTCCCCACAAGATCTTAAAATTGCATTGGCGACCTTGCGTGCCAAAACGAGATTTCTCAAGTTTAACTTTTACCTCTGAGCCGATTCTATATCCTTTATCATCAAGAATGAAAGAAGCCTTTGCTTTACGTCCTGTAAGCCAAATACGAAGCGAATAAGCATAGTGCATCGCTTTTCCACCAGGCGTAACATATGGAGTGGTCATCATTTCAATTCGCGCAGATGGGCCTTGTGGAATATTTGTTTTAAGTTGGTTTAAAACAAGGAACGTTGATTGCGAATTCGCTAAAGGAATCGTTAATTTTGACATAGCCTTGGCCAATATGCGTGGTTTTACTGCCATGCTAGATTGAGGATTAAAGTCTCCTTCAATGTCTGAAATTGCTGGGGTTAATGCCAGCGAATCCCAAATGAAAAGCATCTTATTTTCATTCGAACCAAGCAACTCTTCCATTGTTTCTAAAACAAATTCTACAGAAGTCGCTTGTATATAGAGAAGATTGTCAAGATCACAACCGGCTCTTTCAAGGAAACTAGGATCAATTGCTGATTCAGAATCAAAATAAATCACATCTATGCCCATTTTTTGAGCATTAGCAGCAACTTGCGCAGCCATAAAAGACTTTCCAGTTGCTTGTAAACCCGCAATTTCAACAGACTTGCCAATTGGAATTCCTGTCAATTTCCCTCGACAGATGATTGAATCAAGCCAACGAGATCCAGTAGGAATCCAACCTTTTACAAGTGTTGGGTTATCTTCATTTAAGTTGTGTGCAACGTTCATGCCGGCTTTCTTGTTGATAAGCTTGCGCATGTCGGCAATAGAAATCTTGCCAATCTTTTTCTTAGTTTTCGCCATTATACCCCTTTAAGTTAAAAAAGCGAAGGGGAGAGAATTCTCCCCTTCGCCAACAAAACCAATCAGCCTAGCAAATCAGCAAAGGCCTTATCAACAGAACTTCCGGTATCTTGGGATCCACCTTCATTTTTGTTGTACTTTGTGGTTTCGGATGAAACTTCTTCCGGATTTGCACCCTCTAGAAGAAATTCATCTAGCATCGCCTGAACTTCTGCATAAGTCTTGCGACTTCCAACAAAAAGCTCATCGAAATCTGGAATGGTTTCCAGAAGTTCACGACACTTTTCAGGACCTTCTGGACAAAGCGGGGAACTTCGTCGCCGGGGAGTGATTTTTGTTACTGGAAAAGAAGCTCCAGTGGGTTTGCCATAGCCAATGACCAGATCAGTTCCAGCATCAGGATCGGTGATATCGCCATATTCTGGATTTAGCACCAAGTTAACAAGCGTTTCGTATACTGTTTTTCCAAAACCCCAAGCGCGTACGCCTTGATCTTCTTCGCCGCGTACAACAACTGGGGCGAAAAAGCGCTGGCGAGCAGACAACTTTTTAGCCATCTTCTTGCTGTCCTCTGTGCCTTCTTGCCAAAGATTACGGACAAACGAATCTAGCGGACAATCTTCGCCAAAGTTCCTCTTTGGGCTAAGAAAGCCGGGATTATCGCCAACATTGTAGTGGAACCAGTAATCCTTGAAAGGATCTCCATCTGCGGTTGGAACAATGCGAATGGTTTGTTCGCCATCTTGAGGACGCCAAAACGAATTGTTGCCTCTGTTGTTTAGAGCCCTTTTGCGCTCCAGCATCTTTTTCATATCAATAGCCATAATTATTTTTTTCTCCTTGTTAAAGTCAACATGATAACTCTCTCATGTTGCTGTTTGTATAATACTCTATTTGCTTATAAATGTCAAGCATTTTTTTTACTTTTCTGAATAAGAGTGCTATTTGATATACAATACACATATGGGGTTTCATAGTTTGTAGAGTATATCGCATAGCTAGCCCTCATTTTATCATGTTCCACATTGTTTTTAACTTGTTTTTTAACTTTTTTAACAAGCGCCCCATCAGAGTTTAAGATCTCCTCTGGGATAGCATAATAATATCTCTTTTCTCTCGACATGTCAAGGTCAAAAAACATTTTTTCTTCTCCAGATTCGTAATCTACTAAACCAAGAGTTGATATTCGTGCAGTGATTGTAGGTTCAAAAAGAGTGCTCATTATTGCTTCTGATTTGTCAAAAACGTTTATCATATGAACAGTGGAACTCATTAGTTGATTAATCTGATTAAAATATTCTCGGACAGGAACATCTCCTACAATGTCAGCCATCTTTGTATTGTCCGCAATGTAAAGTCTCTCGAAAAGCCCTGATCTGGCATATTCTTGGAAAACATTAAACATTAAATTTTCTTGCAAAGCTTTTTCTTTGGATAGATTATTAATATCCGGTTTTATGTAAAGTACGCTTATATTACAGCCGTTTCTTACGTAGAGCTGCTCTAAGAGGCGCAAAGAAGCACCAGAAACAAAACCGCAACTTGTTATGAACAAGGTTTGGCCTTTCACCCCCTTTAACGATGTTCGTCCCAGGTTTGGAAACTTATTTTCATAAGCCTCTGGATTGTTCTGGTGCTCCAATGCATAGACGCCTTTAGATTTCTCTAATCCGGTGTCTATCTTAAAAATTTTATATTGCGAATACTGTTTAAAGCATTCAGCAATATTACAGCCGGCCTGTCCTAAACCAATTATATTCATTTTATACTTAACTTGTTCATATTTCCGTAATGTTCTCCCGCCGATACATTGACCATAAAATTGCCTAAATCAGTATCGGAAAACACTTTCTTCAATTTTACCAAAATATCATTGTCTTCTTCACAATAATCTATAATAAGTGAATCATGTAAACAAAAAGCAATTCTAGATTTTCTATCTTGTAGCAATTCCCAGACCTTAATCATCTGTTTAAAAAACAAATCCGCTGCGGTTGATTGCAGTATGTAATTTAATGCATGATGATCATCTGCTTCTATTGTTCTGGTAAAAAAGGTTGACACTTGGTTTCCATTGTAGTACTTTTGTACCACAGAATCTCGATCATAAGCTCTGTTTGAAAGATAATCTTTTGATTTTGGATTATAAAGCCATGCAAATATTCTTTTTTTGGCCTCTTCTCGCGTGGTTAATTCACGGTATACATTTTTTGCATTCCACGCGTGTATGTCTTCTTGTGGTTGTTCTTTCCCCAACAAACCGAGCAATACGCGCAGTTCGGCAGCGTTAAAATCGAACTCCATAAACCAACCATTCTTTGGCTTTAATATTTTTCTGTAAGATTTGTCCATAGTTAGAATAGGAAAAGAATTTAACCGAGTGGTTAATCTCCCTGTCTTGGTTTTGAAAGGATCATAGTTTATGTATGGCAAATTCTTTTTATTGTTCAACACGAATCTTCTAATTTTAAATTCATATAACCGATCGTTAAGCTCTGAATAGTCAACATTAAGTTTCGTGTTTTTAATTTCCGTCAAGATCTTTACGAGCTGCAACGTGAATTCATAGTTTTTGGGCTTCTCATAGTGTGAAAAAACGAAGCCACATATTTTATTTTTAATGCAAGCCAAATCTTTTAAAAAAAATCTAGGAATCATATCATACAGACAATGGTCATTGAGGTTTAACTGCGTCTCCTCACACGATCTGTGAAAAGCAATCAATCTTTTTTTGACTTTTTCCCAATCATTTTGAAGATGTGGTGGACATGCTTCGTCTAATGTTTGCCCATTACAATAAATTTGTGCATATTCAATGTCGTGATTGTCTTTTAAAGATTCTGAGTAAGACCATGTTTTTGTTAGGTTTTTAGGAAGGCCTTTAAAGTATAGCTTGTTATTCGCATACATGGCGTTGCAGTTCGTTTTGTCGTCAAAGGTTTGAAACAGCATAATTCACACTATAACACATCTCATAAAAATGTCAAATTAATTTTAATAAGAAATCATCCCTTTTTGGGTGGCGCCTGACAACATTTGACCGATTAGTTGTTCTTTCTTTTTCCCTTTGTCTCCATATATCTGCCCAAGCCCTTTCATTTTTTTTCTTACAATCTTGTTGACATAACCAAGCGCAAGAAGAATATCGTTATTTATTGCATGTATGTGCGAGGGACGTCCATTTTCCCAACAATACGGATAACAACTGCTTTGTGCTGGTTGTACAAAATTCTTTACTATTTCATGACTATGTTTAATATGCCAATTGTCCGGATGTATAGTTTCCACTGTCCAGCCATTTCCATTTGCATCAACAGAATATTCATGTACGTGATCCAAATCTTTTGATGTTACCCCAACTAATTGATTTTCACTGCCAAGATTTAGTGTTGACAAATCCATTATTTTCTTTACATGTTTGTTGTATATAGCCGGCTTAAGTTTGATGTTGTTTTCTGCCAATTTGATATCAAAATAAATTTTAAGCCAATAATAATCGCTATAAAGATTATTATACTGCTGCTTGTTTGCCAATTCAAGATTAATCTCTTTAACAACAAATTTAGTTTGCAAATTTTTAGTATCAGAGCATAAAACTCTCTTCTTAACTATTGGATTTTGAACGTAGTAGCTTAGATAAAATTTATAAAAAGTGTTTTTAATATCTTCTATTTCGCTCAAATAAGGGACGTCGTAATAAACTTCAAAAAACTTATCAAATTTGAATATCCGAGATGTACAAATTTTAATAGTATCTCCAGTGCAGACATTTATACCTTCATTGTTTTTTAAAGGGTCTTTAGCTGCGTACATATCCTCAAACATCCAAAAATCCTTTGTTTCTTCTGAGACTATTGTTAAAACTTCTTGTAAGTTATTCTTAACCAGATCTGGATATTGTTTCGTTATTTCTTCACCCACCATCTCTAAAACCATTTTTTGTCTTTCTAATATCGTTTCTCGCTCATAGGCCAAACGCATATACTCTCGCATTTTAAAGGATTGTACATCGGCAACCAAACGCCATGGCACGTTTCTATCTACCATAAATCCAAATCTTCTTGCGAGGATCCTATAAAGATTAAAATTTGGATCTTTGAGGAACTCGTGTTTCTTTTGGTCATCGTCATATGGTCTATCATCTATTTCCAAACATAGACCAGTGGACATTGGAGCCATGTAAAAGGCATTAGCAATGCCGCCTTTTGTAAAAGGCATGGTCTTTGTATGCGTATTAAGATATGAAATAAAAAAATTAGTAAAGTCAGAAATGTTGTGCAAAAGTTCCTTGTACGTGAAATTACTATCAACTGCAGAAGCGCTGGTTAAAAATTCAGACACAAACATAAAATAATGTACTTCCTTTTGCAGCTTGTTCATAATCTCAAAATCAGTGAATCCTTTTTTTGCATCAAATTTAGCTATGGCGCCTTCTGCAGAAAGATATCTTGCTTTCACTAATGACTCTATGTTCGCTTTTAGATCATTAAACGCTTCTACAACAAAATCAAAAGCTTTTACTCCGTGTAGTTTGGTATCGACTTCTACAACTCTTTTATATTGTGTTTTGCCGGCGATCAACTCATATTTAGGAATTATATAATCTCCATTTAAGTTTACTTTACCATAAAGAGGGTTTTCATTAATAAAATCAAAAGGCTTTTCTATCCATGGCAAATCTCCGTCTGGATATACGTTGTTGTAGTAAAAATCCTTTTCATCGTAAAGTTGCGCAGTGTTTGAAATGGAATTTTTTCCTTTTGGTGTTTTTGCAAATAGTTCGTTAAGTGGCATTTATTTACCTCCCAGCTTTTGATAGGGTCGTATACTTTTATAAGCGGGGTCAATCAAGCCTTTCTTATCCCCGCAACTACCAAAAGTTACCCATTTGGCACTTAAGCTGGTTTCATGAATTGGCGCCATGCCTGTGTTTATTTGATGATCAACTTCATGCACCCGATAAAAACCGACCAAACCAAGCTCTTTCCACGCGTCGTAATCCGTTGAGCCGTCTTTAGTTGGATCAACAAAAAGCAACATGCCAGGCTTGAAGATGTTATTTCCATACATATTACATTGAAAGTGATAAACATCTCGCAATATTAAACCACCAGTTTTAGTCAATTGGCCCATTGCGCGAGCCTCTCTCACAAACGGTATAGGCTCTTTCTTAAAAACTGCATTTTTAACAATTGAAGGAATTTGCCCAAGGTGTAAATAATAGATGCCATTTTCTATATTCTCTTTCTCCTTCTCGGGTTGCAACCTGATTGGACTAATGTTGTTGACATAAATAAACATATAATGAAATTGTTCATCGATGGGAGTATTAGGGCTGACTTGTGTGAGATTTTTTATACTACCCTTCCCCCATGGAATTCGTTCAACTTTGATTGCACCTCCTTTACTCCTACCGGCCGGCCGTAAAATCTCTGAATCATTAATTAAATATTGTGTTGCCCCGCCGCCAGGAGGATAATTATCCTTTACCATTTGGGTTCGATCGGTCTTGGCCAATGGTCGCGGCGAATAAAATGGTGGAATTTTGCCATATTTCGAATCATGCATCTCGGTAGTAAATGTTATTGCACCAATTTGTTGATTACCTTCGTGTGCGTCTTCAACACATCTCGAACCTAGTGCTGGTAAAATTAAATCTCCAATCAAGTCCTTGATAAAGTCATTTAATAGATATCTCTCTTTTCCACTGGCTAAGACTTTAGTTGCAAAAAACCCCATTAAAAGCTTTAATGAGACCGGCACCCAAGCTAAATTAAGAATAGAGTGCTTTTTGGGGTCGGCGGAAGCATTGTTTCGGTCTAATAAAGGCCCAAGAAGTATTCCCACTCTCCGTTTAAACAATCCATAATCCGGGTAACTGGCGATGGTTATAGCTGTATCAATAAGATCCCCCAAATTAGTAAAATAGACTATAGTGCTGCCATCAGCCGGTTCGGGTTCAGAAAATGGCTCTTTGCCGAGTTCTTCCTGAACTTGTTGAGCTACAGTTTTTATTTGGTTCGACATGTTAACATCTAATCTGCTCATGTCCAGTTCTTCAAATTTGTTTATAAGTTTTTTTAGGGGCCCCTTCATTTCGTCTTGTTTGCTCGTTGTTCTAACAATGGTTATACCAGATGGTTTGGTACTGCCGCTGGCGAGTTCTTTTTTGCGCGTCTTAGCCATTTCTTTTTCTGGTTTAACTCCTTCGCTACCCCATCCAATATCTTTGGTTTGTACATTAAGAGAGTATATCCTTTCTTGCGCAAAAAGTGCCTCAAAAAGATTTTTATACCTTTCTTGAGTATATATTCTCCGCAACATCTTAATGTGGGCTGTTATTTTTTCAATCAGTTCCATAAAGACCAGCCTTGCATTGCCTGTCGAACCTAAAGCAGAGTCTAAATCGTCTTCATTGTATTGCAGATCATAACGTACTCTCTTTGCGTGGGCGCCCAGAACTCTCTCTTCCTTTTTATTTTTGGGTTTAACAGGGACAATGCCCAAGACTTCTGAAGGCGCATACACATCTCTGGAGTTAAGTCGAACTGGGCTGTGTATCAACCACCGCAACTCTTTTTCTTTCATTCTGCTTCTAGAATCTTTATCCAGGGCGCCTCTTAAGTGTTGATATTGATCATTCAAATTGTTCTTCAAGGTACCTTTGGCGCCGAATATGGCGTGTAGGGTTTTTTTATCTCTTTTAACCCCCTCTAAGAGTTTTTTAGCATGCTTTAATCTCGTTTCCCACTTATATATTTCGGTTCCATTTCCAGATCTTAGTTTCAACAAATCCAAATCCGAACTATTAAGAGTACTTTCAATAAAAGCTTTATATTCAAAATCTATCAATAATTCAGGATCTGCACCGCTAGACTTTGAATTATATCGTATGGTGTGTGCAACAAATTGAAGTCTCAACACCATTGCAGAGTTTCTTAGAAAAGATTTAAGTTCTTTTCTTTCAGATTCATTGAGGTTCAAGCGACCGGTGTTATTTCCAGCATTCGCCATGTCAACCATATTCCAATCAATATCCTCCGGATCATAACGTATGGCCATTTGTATTTCAAAATATTTTGAATTCTCAATGGGATCTGGCGTGTCATCATCTTCGGAAGGGCCCACAAATTTTTCTGCAGTTTCATAACATTTAAGGTCTCCACCTTGAAGTCCACGTTCTGAATCTATTCCAGTGAGGGCGCCATTATCGGCGCCACTTTCCATATATCGAGTAGAATAAGATATTAAATCTTGATAACTCCAAGTTCTTTTCCCCTTTTCAGTTTGGACCTCAAATTTGTGGCTAAACAAATTAAAAGACGAAAAAGATAATGTAAAAGACACTTCTTCCACCGTATTTAATAAGGCAATGTTTTCGCCAGCAAATTTAAAACTTAAATCAGTCAACATAGCATTTCCGAGCACATTATGATCATAAAATAAATTTTCTATAGAAGAAAGATCTCTTCTTGAAGATGGTATACCTTCTTTTCCAGCTCTAATGTTTTCCCCCAAAGGCATTAAAGTTCTTTCTAAAGAGCTAGGTGGAGCTGGTACATCTGGCTCAGATTGCGCACTTGATATAGAAGGATAAATTTTATAAAGTTCGACAGTGGGTTTAAGTTGGGTTAAAATAGACGAATCTAAGCGAAAAAACGATGCGGCACCATTTTTTTGGTTAAAAAGGGAAACCATTTTTGCTGGCTCAACAGCATCAATGGTGTTTATGTGGCTATATTCATACACTCCTAGGCCATGAGAGCCCTTTTTCCCCCGGAATGTATCATCGTTCGTGCCCTCGAAGGCCTGTGCCTCGATGTTCCACGGATCGGAGGCGCCTTGCATTATGGGGCGATACAGGCGCGGCTGGTTATTCAACTTCTCAAAGATATGCTCCTTCCAAAAGTTTAAATAACACTGCTCTTGAAATCGATACCTTCGTGATTTATCATAAGCCGCTAAGGCCTTTGCATTTTCCTCATTTAATATGCTTGTCTCTGTACTCATATCTTAAATTTTCCTAATAATATAATCCATAAACTTTAAGTATTTCATTTATTGGTGTTGGAATATATATTATCTCCCCAATTTTAACATGCGATTCGGTAGGTTTTTCGTTAAACCAAGCAATAACCCACCATAATTCAGGGTCATCATAATACTGATGTGCTAATTTATAATATTTATCACTATAAGTCCATGAATGGTGTATGATGTTCATTGTTGCAAGTTGCGCAGGCGTAGCATGTGATAATTTTGGCGTTGTATATTGATCTATAAAATCAACTCCTCTTTTTACAAAGTGCTCAGAGTATAATTCATTATCATTATATGCTAATAGTCTTTTTTTATATCTCATTGGCTCTTAGTTACCTTACCCTCCGCTCCCTTATTAACCTTTGCCCCTGTGCCCGTCTTGTTCGGGTTTTGCGATGTTGTATTGCTTGGTGTTCTGGGAGGATCAATATTCATGCCATATGGCCATGGAGAATCATTCCAACCGACATCTTTAACATATCCAAAGGAATCTCTTGTTTGTATTGGTTTAAACTCTATTGAAATATCAATTAAATTTGGAAAAAGATTTTTTTGTGTTTTCTGAGCAAAATATTTCCTTTGTGAGCTGGGTGCTTGTCCAGAATTAAGGATATGTGTTCCTTCCGCAAAATTAGGAGTATAAGAAAAGCTGCTAATATATCCAGGCAATGCATCGCTATCATTTGATTGAATAAGATTGGCAAATTTAATTGCCATAAAAGTTGACTTTTGACCATAATTTTTATTATCTTTTCTCTTTAGCGTCGGATACATGCTCTGAGCTAAGAATGAACATTTTCTTAAATTTTTTATGGCCTCTTCTGCGTTTGTTGAAGGCACAGTCCATTCTATTTGAATTGTTCTCTTAGGTGTCGATTGATGGGCTATTGGCACAGATTGATTAGGGTATTGTGTCTCTTGCCAGCCTGGATTGAAATTGTCTTTAAAAGACTTGATAAACGCTTTAAACTCAACATATGCATTTTGATCTGATCGTAGACTTTTTGAGTTTTTTGCACTTAAGTTATATATCCTTAAAAGAGACCAGTTGTCTTGATAGGCATATGCTGTTGCATCATAATCTTGTTCGTCTGTGTCAAAAAGCCAACCCATTTATGTTCCCCGACTCATTCTGCTATACATACTATGAACAGTATCCTTGATTCTTTGTGTTAGCAACGTTCCACCAACATTAACAGTTATACTATCAGTAACTAATACCCCTTCCATACCTCCACTTCTTCCAC